GTTTCTTCAACCAAGTATTCTGCGTTTTGAATTTCTTCCGATATTAGTTTCATTTTCTCTCTCTTACTACTATTTATACAATTTTTTATCTAAACTCGACTAAAATTGTGTAATTATCGTTTACTGTAAACCCTCTTGTAGATAACAATACATCACCTGTGGGTGTTGTTGCATTGTTAGTAATTTCATTACCAGCAGTACGTAAATCCCAATATCCTGTACCTGATAATACAACAGCAGTTGCGTTTGTAGCACCTGCCCATACCAATTCTACTGCTGATTTGCCATCAACTGTGTTTACAGACCACCAAATCTTTGCAATCTTTCTGTTACCGTCTTCAGTCATAAATGTTGTGCCTGAAGCGTCAACTTTAGTTACTAAAGATTCACCAGAACCATCTGAAATATTTGTAAGTTTAACTACATACTTAACGCCAGATGTATCTGAAAGTACCTGTGATGTTACTGTATCTGCCATATGTTTTCCTATTGTGCGTCATAGTAAGTTTTTGACAACTCACCACGTTCTTTTGTTTCTCCTGCTTTTCTACATCTAATATAAATTTCTTGTACATTACCATCTGCAAAAGTAAATGTTCTTATGCCACCTGAAATAGTAGCATTTGCACCATCAGCTGAATCAGGATATGTATTGCTAATAGTGGCAGTATTTTCAAACTCCCAAATACTATTTGATCCTGGAACAGTTACCCACGCCATTTACTTTTCTCCTAATTGTTCGTTTACTTCGTTATCAAAGTAATCTTCTATATCTCTTTCATTTACATTATGAAATTCGGCAACTTTTTTAATTGCATTATCAAAATTAAAAATTAAATTGCCTTCGTTTTTAATTAACTTAAAAACATCATTGACCGCCTCTTTCATTAAAGGCGATAAATTTTTATATGCGTTACTGTTGAACGTCTGGTTGCTCTGCACTAACTGGCTCAGCTTCATTTGGTACCTCTTGTGCTGGTTCTTGTTCTACTGCATTTGCACCTGTTGGTTCAACTTGTCCATCTTGTGTAAATGTTCCTGTACCTGCAATATCAGGTTTAGGATCACTATGAGGTTCTGCCTTAAACATTGTGCCAGCAACTTCTTGTCTTTTAGTATCTAAAGTATCGCCGACTTTACTTCTTAATGCGTCTTTAAAAGCATCCCCAGCACCAACCATATCGTTTTGTGCTAACTTGTCTATAAAACTTTTTACTTCTTCACTCATTTTTTACTCCTTATAATAACTCATCATCACTATTTGTAACTTGCGTTTCTGGTGATGATATAATACCGTCATCAATTTCTTTTTTGATTTCAGCATCCATTTGTTTAATTTCAGTTTCAGTTTGTTTCAATATGTGTTTTCTTACATAGTTAACTGAATAATACTTACCAATATAATCTCTAACTTCTCTTGCTAAGTTTAATCTTTCTCTCATCATTTCTGAATTTTTAAGTTCAGCAAAATGACCGTCTTGTAAGAAGTCATAAAATATAGCATCTCTAATTGCAGGCCATTCTGTTTCTGCAATTATGCCTTTGATTATTAATTGGGTTCTTAATAAATCGTTAAACAGTTCAGTAAATTTCTTTCTTAATCTACCAACAAATTTAGTAAACTTCAATTCATCTCTAGTTATTTCACTTGATCTACCTAAATTAAATCCTTGTGAAGCCTCTAAACGACTTACAGGAACGTTTAATGATCTATATAATTTTGCTCTAAAATATTCAATATCAGAAATCTCACCAAGGTTTGCACCGCCTGGTAAAGTTGTAATATCAGTACCTCTGCCACCTTCTCTACTTGGTAACCAAAAGTCTTCTAACATTGACATATAGTTTCTGTCATCTCTTACTTCACCTGTAGCAGCGTCATAGACAAGTTTGTTTCTGTATCTTGCCATAACATCTCTTAAATATTGTTCAGCCTTAACTTTAGGTAAATTACCTACGTCAATCTTAAATATTCTTCTTTCAGGTGCTCTTGCAATTCTGTAAATCACAGCAGAGTCTTCAATCATTCTCAACTGATTAACAGGTTTAATTGCTTTATGTAAATATGATAAAACTATATTTTTATTTTGATCAATAACACCTGATGGACAAAATGCAATTGTATCAGGTGCAATTTTAATACCTTGAATAGCAGCAGAACCTTGTATACCTCTTTCGTTGTAAACAAAGTATTCAACTGTTTCATCAGCGATATTAATGTTAGTTGGAGAAATTAATCCTTCAGGTCTTCTCTTTCTAACTTCTCTTATCTTTTTAATCTTTCTAGGATCGAGGTATTTTAATTCTGTAATACCATTTTTTGGGTTTTCAGCATCAATAATCTTTTGAAAAAAGATTCTTCCATCAACATACCATCTTCTAAAAAGGTCGTGTCCTCTAGTGTTAAACTGCATTAGTCTTAACACTTCGGTAAATTCTTCTTCTATTCTTCTTTTTACATTACTACTATATTTTAGTGAGTCTGTAATTACTTTAACTGATTGTTTGTTTTCGTTTGAAGTTATTGCCTCATTGACAATATCCTCGATTGCCATATCACATTCTGGATGTAGTGATATTTCTCTATATCTTCTTATTAGATCCTGCTCAGTCTTGGCAGTACCCTCCATATCGAGGTAACTGCCAAAGAAACCACCAGCGGCAACGACTTGTGTGCCGTCATCCGCTTGTGGTTGACTGAATTGTTGTTTTGGATCTGTTTGAGGTTTTACCCTTGTAATATTAAATCCAAATAACTCTGCCATAATTTAATTCCTTTGTTATATACTACTTATATTAGTTTTAAGTAGTTGTATTAGTTTCAAAATACTGATACTCAAATGTAACATCAAAGTCTTCAACAGCATTATTTGTTTCATAATTAAGAGGTATAGCTGCAATACCTGTAGGGTATGCGCCTCTTAATGTATAGGATTTAAGTGTATTACCATTTCTGTCCAACTGATCAACAAATACATCTACTTGATAATCTACAGGATTTGAAAGTCCTTCGTTATCTGTCATATTGTTGATACCGTTTTGCCATCTTTCAAAAGCGTTTCTTAACTTAAAGTTTGTATCGTTAAGAACAGTAACAGACCAGTCTCCGAAAGTTCTGTCACCTGCGATTTTGATTTGTCTTCCTCTAAATGGTACATTGACATTACCAATGTTCATTGCAGGAATAGATGTTGCTGTACATAGAAATGCCAGGTCTTCTATTTCTCCACCAACTTGTGCGTAACCAGGAAAAGGCATTGTTACCTTAAACTGGTTGGCTCTTGCGCCACCGCCAGCAAGTTTAGCTTTGAAGTCATTTATATTTGCCATTTTTTATTCTCCTTCTCTACTATTAACCGCCTGCGACTTCTTCAAAAGAAACGCCAGTTCTGGTTGCAACGAATTGTAATGTGATAAAGTTGATTGATCTTGCAGGTTTAATGAAAATTTCTGCAATAAATTCATTTCTATCAATTACTTCGCCTGTGTTGTTAGTTTCATCACACACTACTAAAAAGTCTGTGATACCTCGTCTACCTTGTACTTCTCTTAGGAAAGGTTCTACAATGTTTCTAAAGTTAGCTCTTGTAAATTCATCATTGAATTCAAAGAGTTGGAATTTAGAAGCAGTTGCAATCGCCTTTTCTAAAGTGATAAACAATCTTCTTACGTTGATTCTATCAAAAGCACTTGGAGAAGATAATCCAGTTTTATCACCAAATAGCACAGTACCTTGTCCAGGGAATGTTGCCACAGGATTTACTCTTTTTGGATATAACTCATCTCTTTGTGATTTTGTAGGGTTAAACGCCAATTTAGCAGCACCTCTAATTACTCCTCTATTGTATCCAGCAGGTGAATACCAAGAGTCAGCAATAAGATCAGTTCTTGCAGCCAATCCAGCGATGTCTCCGTTTAATGGTACATATCTGTAAACGTCATTATATCTGTCGTAAGCATATTTGTAACCACTATCAAATACAACATATGAAGATGATCTAACTGAATCAAAGAAATCAATCACATTATCTTTTTGTGTATTTGAGTTTGATACATTAACAACATCTGCTCTCTGTGGAGAAGCAAATACAATTGCGTCTTTTCTATTTTCTGCAATTGTAATTAAGTTGTCAACGTGTGTAGTTGAACCACTTGGACCAGCGATAATTAATCCTACATCAACTGTATCAGCATCAGTAAACAACTCGTAAGCAGTTTTTAGATTACCGTCAGTTACAGTAGAACCATTAGCACCACCAGATAATGACTCACTAGTTGGAACAGTTACCGAAGTAAATGGTGTACTAGCAGCTGCATTACCCCAATTGGTACCTGAAGTGTTATGATCCATCCAGAACACGTAATTAGATTTATTCTGAATTACAGTTGGATAGTAATTAACATCTCCTTGTGGTGTTTTTGCGTCTGAAGCTTTAGATAGTTTTGAGTATGTTTCTAAAACTGTACCAGGAACTCCTGAAACTCCACCGTCTTCGTCAACGACTACAACGTGAATTTCGTCTCCTGAACCTGATCTAGTTGAAACATAAGTTGATGTGCCAGGAGCACCGTCAACTTGATCATAATATCTCCATCTTCTTTTTATTCTTGCGTCATCAACAACAGCAGAAATTAATCCGCCTTCACCTCTAGGATGTTGAACGATACCGATTGATGTAGAAGCAACTGAAGTTACTCTATATTTCTCACCAGTTGTGAAATCTGTTCCACCACCAGTTGAAGAAAATTCAATAATATCGCCTACATTTAAATAAGATGTAGCGTCTGTATCAACAGTAACAGATGTTGCACCAACAGCGGCGCCTCCATTAACTTGTTGAGCAGTTGATGTTGTTTGTTCATATGC